CTACGCACTACTCTAGGTTAACAGTGCCAATGGAGCCCACAATATTCTATGCCTATTTTTTTATCTTCAATATAGATATCTATTGATTTAGCAGACCCAGGAATACGGTACTGACGTGTCACAGTTATACCTAAACTCTCTACGAATTTAGCTACTGTCTCTTCTGCTTTACCGTAGTTTTGATGATTAAGCGTTCCGAAACGATCTATCGTAGTTTGGGCCGCTTTTGCACGGAGTTCGGGGCTGTGAGAAGGATTTGTAACGCCGTAACGTTCTTGGAGAGTAGCGACGCGTTTGCGTTGAATTCCTGGATCTAGGAAATTATGTGGGACACCAAAATGATTTACGTACGCTTGTACTATTTTTACGCGAGTCTCGGGAGCCGCCACAACGTACGCAATGCCGTATTTATTTAAACAAGTTTCACGTGTCTTAGCCTGTATTTCTTTATTAGATTGCGGTGCAGGGCCACCGTATTTAGTTATATTAGTTGCGCGACGTTTGATCTTTGCGGACCCTTCAAAGGGTTTTGATTCTACACCGTACTTTTCTACGCAAGTTGCTTTACGTTGTTTAACCCCTTTTGCGTAATTTTCTCTAGGAATAGTTTTATATTTACAGGGTTTACATAACATCTCAGGCTTTAAATTTTTACGTCGTATAGTGTATTCTATTGCACAATCTTCGCACTGTACTGCGACATACTTATCCATACCAGGGGTAACGGCACTTAGCGGGTATCCGAATAATTCTAAAGTGCGTTCAGCTAATAATGGCATAATACGTATATATTATACTATAATCGGATTAGCAATAAAAAACGCATGCCTCAGTGAAGAGACATGCGTTTTTATTTTAAGCAAGATCTAAAGAATTAACGTCCGCGACCCCGCTTGCTGTCGCGTGACGAGAAATTTTTAGACGGCTCTACTGTCTCTGCCGCTTCCGTTTTTTCTACATTTTCGATCGCTACAGGGGCATCCACAATTTCAGCACTTTCAGGCGCCGGTATATTTTCCGGAACAGCAACCGGTGTTGCTACTTTAATCGGCTCAGGCGCAGGAATTACAACCACAGGTGCGGCAGGTGGAAGTTCGATTTTGGTATCTTCGTCTGCGATTACTTGTTGTCGTAAATACCGGTCCACTAATGTGGACATCCGTACTTCTTCAGTAACACAGCGGCGACCGTAACTAGTGCCAGGGTTAGTGAAGACCAGCGGTTGACCTGCGTAATCTGTTAGCGGGCGTAACTCGAGTTTGCAGGGTTGCAGTGATTTTAACCAGTAAAGTTTTGCCATCTAAATCTCCTAAAAAGAAAAGGCCCGCCGTTTTTGGCGGCGAGCCTTGTTCTTAGCTACGTATGTTATTACGCGATGTCAATACGCGTAATCGAACGCGTGTTGCCGATGCCAATACCGGGCGCGGCGTAGCTGTGGAACATGATAATGTCAGCTTCCTGCTTGATGAAAAGTGTCGCATCTTGAAGCAAGAAGAAGTTTCCGAGGAAGTTTTCCGGCGTAAACACGTACACCGAGTGACTTCCGCCGCCCTGCGCTGTGAGAATGTCGGTCTTGATTGTGGTCACCACGGGGATACCCCAGAGGCGCTCTTCCTTCTCGATACCTTCTGCGTAGTGACGTGACGCCACGTCGTTACCTACCGAGGTTGCAGGCAAGTCTAGGGCCTCGTAGTAGGTCTTCTTGGTCATCAGCACTTTGCCGATGGGCAGACGACGATCAACGAGATTTTGGAAGCCACTGCGGAAGGCGCTCGAGTTGAAACCCGCAGCCGACACCACCTGCGTGGGGTTCTCTGTGAGGATCGCGTTCACCGTACCGATGAACTTGCTGTCTTCCTGATCCGCCATGTCCTTGACAGAGTTATCCGACAAGATCTTGCGGATATCGTTCTGGTACGTCATCAACTCGAACTTGCTCTTACGGAAACGCTGTGATTCCGTCTTACCGAAGAAGACGGCGTAGCGTGGACCGCGAAACAGGGTACGAGGACCCGTGCCGTAGAAGGGTACGAAAGTAGCCACGGAATCTGGCTCCTTCTCTACGATCTTCTTAGGTTGATCTGTGTTTTCATCACGATCAAGCTCATCATCCGCCAACAGAATCGGCGGAAGAATTTCACGCACAAATGCCTCTTGGCGCATTTTGGTGCGGATGAAAGCGGAGCCCTCTTCAGTGGCTTCCTTGACGCGACCTTCTTCGAGCTTACGCACGAAGTTGGAGTTAATAAACTGAGCGGATACCTTCTCAGTCTCTGTACGGTATGCGGGGCTTGACATTGTTTTGTATGACTCCGTTAGTATTTAAGCTCAGAGGTCCAGCTCGACAACGATTGTGCCATCAACCGCGATGTTGTTGGCTAACACAGTGCCGATAGCTTGTGTGGTGGCAACACCTGATTGGTCCGAGAGCAGACCACTCGCGTAGGTGACTTTGCCCGTGATCGGGAAAGTCTGAGCTGGAGTAAGCTTGTCAGTTTTGACAGTAAGCTTACCACGAAGACAAACGACTTTCTCAACGAAGACCGCCGAGTAGTCAGCGCCGTTACCTTCGAGTACCACGTAGACCTGCAGAGGAACTGCAGTGCCCAGCGTAACGTCGGCGGGGGACGTCGCAACATCCAAGTCGCCATTTGTATCCAGAGTAACAATGTTACCCGGGAGGAGAGTTACGGGAATACCCGCAAGTTTTTTGGGCGGCAAGGATTGATCGATGCTCGCGTCCCCGCCAGGCTCCCAACCGCGGATTACGTCAAATTTGTCATTTAAACTCGCCATTTAGCACTCTCCCAATTAAGTCAATATCCAGTTAAGAAGTCGGTCGCCTGCCTGGGCTGCTGCTTCCTTTACGGTAGCAGGTTCCAGTCTATCCGGGATATCGGCAGGACCACCAAGCGACTCCGGATTTTCATTACTATTATTCTTGGCTACCTTTAATAGATGATCAAGTACAATTGGATCTAATTGTGCAAGTTTATTGCGCAGATCCAATGTAAATTCTTCACCAGTAGCCGCAGCATACTTATCTGCAAATTTATTGACGCGTGTGTCTTTAGCTTCTTTTAAAGAAGCTGTCTTTTCAGACTCAATTTCGTCGATATAGGTCGCGACGGAGTCTAAAATATTCGCAATATCAATATAGCTTGCCATTATTTGCCACCTAAATGCTGAAGAGCTACTGCAGCATTCACTATTTTGGCAGTTTTAATTGCCCTGAGCTCGTCATGGAGGACGCCGGATTCCCGTAAGTCATTAGCTAATTTACGGAAATAATTACCTCGTAAACTACCGTTCAGAGGTAACGTTTTAACTGCGTGATCTGTCGCAGTCTTATGCTGCGCAGTACGAAAATTTTCTAAATCGGTATTTGTTGGTGTTAAATCGTCAATAGCTCGAATTGACGCTGCAGCTTGTTTAAGGCCTCGTCCAATTTCGGTTTGCAAAGCAGTGGGCTCTTCCACAGAAGCCGTCTTGATTGACGCGGCTGCTTGGCTAAGCACACTCTCTGCAAGCTGTTGAATATCTAAAGCCATTATTACTTAGCCGATTCTTGAATTAATTGCGCGGCAACGGTCTGCCCTGCGTAATGAATCTCTGCAGCAGTCTTATATACACTTGCGATAGTCTCATCGTAGCCCTGTTGGAAAGCGTCTTCGGCCTGTTTTTCCATGTCGGCTTGCGCTTGCTTATACCCAAACTGCGCAGCGTCTTCCAACTGGGCAGGGTTTGTCGCAGCAGTCTTTACGCCTTGGCTCTGTAAAGCAGAGTCATACTGAGACATTCGCGCGAAGAAACCATCACAGATAACTGCACCCATGTTTTCTGCAGTTTTCATCAAAAGTTCCGATTCACGTGCAGCCGCGTTTTTCGCCATGGTCTCGAGAGATGCCACAGGATCAGCTGAAGTGCTGGCGGCCGTTTTAGTTGTCTCTGCGACTTTACGTACGGCAGAGAGCATCGCCTCTTCCGAAGTCACTGGAGTCTGATCTGAAGCAGTTTTTTCTGCTGTAGTATCAGCCTCGCCCAGACGTTGCAGAATTCGTTCGAAAGCATTTGCTGTAGTCATTGCACGATCTCCAGAGCTTAGTTAATCTTAGCTGTTTAGTTCCATCAGAACAATAGAGTCGCCAATAATTGTAGCGACTTTTTCTAAATGTAAATCAATGCCAAGTACTGAAGTGGCATCATCTGGCGTAAGCATAGCCGTTTTCACGGTGTGATGTAACTTATCTGCTGTTGCGGGTGCAAGTATTGTAGCTGTCTTATCAATAACCCGCCGCAACATATAGACAGTCTCATCTGAGTCTGCCGCCGCCGCCGTTCGCACCATTTCGGTCCAACCTGAAATAGGTTTTCCTTGATCCGTCATAACCATAGGTCCGGGCAGGGTAACTGGTTTGGCTAGTTGGTAGCCGCCGTATAGCCCTGTAGCTGCGCTACCTAACCCCGCGGCAATAGCGTTGCCTCTGTGTGCAAAACCTTTACGTCCTAGACCCATCGCAGTCACACCTAGTAATGCACTGAGGCCCAGCAATGGAGCACTTTGCATAAGTTTACGGCGGTAACCCGCTTCGGTTAACTTGTCTTGCATCTGCTGAATAGAATGTTGATTTGTCTGATATGACTGCCCGGTATTAGGGTCAGTCCAGGTATATGTATTAGTTAAAGGCTCACCTTCGTACATACTCGAGGGCAACACCCGTCGCGCTAAGTAATCTCCGGTGGTTGCGCGGTCCTGCATATAAGGCTGCAGTTGAGCCGCTAATTTAGTATTGAATTGTCCTTCAAACAAATTACTTACTTTGATCAAAGAATCGCAAAATCTCGGGTAGCTCTCTAATACCTGCAGTATGGCAGGTACATGGGCATTAGCCGCTTTGGTAGTTTTTTCAGCGTGCTCATACTCCGGAGCCATCCGTGACATGAAATACTGAAGCAATTCTCCAAGGCCTAATGGCATCCCCAAGCTATCGGTAGTGTCTATCGCATCTCCAGGAGAGAATTGCGCAATAATCCGAATAGCTGATACTTTTAAGGGCTTAGTATGTTTGGCATTAGTGAGGACTTTGTCTTTATACTTAGACAACAACTTGATATCCGCATCGGTTAAATGCGACTTAGCTTCTTCAAATTTACCGTCTAATACTTTTTCAATGTCTGCAGATTTGCCAATAGCAGCGGCTTTTTCTTTAAGATCATCTACCTGTTCGCCTAGCTCGTAGCTGGAAGTGCGTATCGCATACGCGACTTTCTTGAGCATGTAACCTGTGCGGTCAGCCGGACGGATTACCCAAGAGCTATCAAAGAAATCAGGGCTAGGATTAAGCGCTGCAGCTTGCTTACCTGTATGCGAATCTATTTTTCCCATCTCATATTTGAGATGGTCACAATAATCCGCGCGAGTCTTGGCTTTGTTCCCACAAAGTGTGCAAACATCGTACTTGATTCTGCAACCCATACTCTTACTCGGGAATTCGCCACTCGCAATTTTCTCTAGTAAATCAGGAGCTCGACTATGCTCAAAATCCTCGAGCACTTCCACTCGCCGCATGTGTGGATTCCAAAAAGCTTCTTTGACTTTACCAATAGCTTTAGCAGGGTCACCATTTACGTGGTGCCTAAATACATGTGCTTTTTTATAAGATTTATAGTGCTTAGTTAGCACTTCGTCTTCGGTAATTTTACCGTGAACGGGCTCAGACGGAAAACCATCTCCATTACGGTTTGGTCCGTAGGTCTCGTGATCTCCTAGACCTACGATCAATACAATTGATTTACCCGGTTCTGGCGTTACATTTTTTATGTAATCCAGTGCCGGGGATTTAATGGATGCAACTTTTTGTAATGACGTAGATTCACGCAATAAATGACCATTACGTCCCCAAGTAGATACCAACTGTATAGTTGGTTCTCCTGTGGAAAAATGATCATCTAAAGTGATTATCTTTGTGGACATTACGGTTCGTTAGAGTTTCACGGTATTATCTACATGTAGATCACGTAACGAACTCAAACCAGAAGCAATTTTTTGTCGCTTAAGATATTCGTAGGCAAGTTTTACGCTGAGCTCTTTAATCGCGTCCTCGAGGCCAAAGTCATTCTGACCCCGAAAATGGGCTGCGATTTTGTGTAACCCTACGCTACGTGTTCGACTCACAAGGTCTATTACGCTAGGAGATAACTGTGTGTAGTTAGCAGCTAACTTTTCGGCGATGTCGTTTATCATATCATTTGCCTCCGAATGAAATACCGCCGGCTTGTTGCACTGACTTCTCAGCATCAGCCAAAATCTGTAGCGTTGCGAAACTCGGACCGGAGCCACTCTCAATAGATGTACGTAAGAAGCTACGCGCAGCATTTTCGTCGGCTGCCAAGTTTGGCGCAAATTTCGCCATAGTCTTAAAGCTGGACAGGACCAGACTCTTAGGTGCTTCTTTAATTATGCTATCCGACTTCATGAGATCAGCGAGTACTGTATCATGGTGCTTCGTTAAAAGTATCGCACGCCCAGCGGCAAACGTAGCGCGCGCATTGAGCTTACCTAGTTCTTTGTCCTCTTCTTGGTGCGTCAATAACCCTTTACCGCTAGTTAAAGCAGTTAATTTGTTATAGATGGAGGTCCCTGCAACTCCTAAAAGTGCTGCACCCACACCGCCTGCTATGGTGCCTAACACTTTCTGAGTACCCGTAATTTCAGCGCCCCCGAATAAATTAGTACTCAACGTAGCCAACTTGGGAAGATTGTTTACTACTGACTGGTAGGCAGCATATTTAACCGGATCATTAGCAATGCGAGCCGCAGTGTCTAAGACGTGTTGGGGAATTGGTGTGGTCATACGGCCCTCAATTGTGCGTACCCAGCGGCGATAGTCGCATTTAATTTCGTAAGTGCCACATCATGGGTAGCGACTTTTTTACGGCACATAATTGCAGCATGGAACAGATTTAATGCTTCAGACTGTTCCATGTCATCAACGTAACCCGCCATTCTAGCGAGTTTGTCGAAGTCGTAGTTTACTTCAGCTTTCTTCATGCGTTTGCGTAAGTAATTCAAATCAGGTTCAGCTGAACTACCCCACAAAGCAGCCGCACGTTTTTCAAAATCTTCGAAAGAAATTTCATTATAAAGACGGCGGAACTCTACAGCTACGTTGCTGATTAAATCATTATAAGTAGCGATAGCGGCTAATTTTTCTTGCTTCAAATATTCCGCAGTCTTTTCTAATGTCCGAACGTCATCCCCGAGATTTTCTTTGCTAGTCGGACGTAATTCAAAACCTGCTTCTTTACGAAATTCAATACGGGGACGGTTACCTTGGGCGTCTTCGGCATGGTTGATGCGGTGCAGACTATCTACGTCTATTTCAAATGTATGATAAAATTTATCATTAAAGGTCTGCATGCCTGCGTATTTAAGCTGATCAGTGTTAGCTTTAAGGCCTGTGTTGCTTAAAAGAATGCGGGCTGCCGCTTCTTTTTTAGCTTCACCTTTAATAGCTGTACCCGTAGGCATTTCCCAGTGACCTTTTTTCACTGAGAAGATTTGCATGTCACCGCCTTTGCCAATGACTCGAATACGCACATCTTCGCTCGAATCACCTGCAGTTTTAACATAACTAACCTCAGGTTTACGTGTGTAATCCATGAGGTTAGGCAGTTCACGGAGCTCTCCCGCGTATAGGGATTCAACAGGAGTGTAAGCCACCGAAGCTGTTTTAATTTGATCACCCAAAATCTTCTTGGGGTCAGCAACTTCAAAATCTACAAGGCGCTCGGATTCCGAAGCCTTCTTTTTGAAGATGTGGTTAAACGCAGTGTTGTTGGTGGCTTCGCAAAGCCGATAAAGCTGCTCTTGGTTAAGCTCAAACTGACTAGCCAATTTTGTAATGCTGTCATTTAATGACACATTATTATCGACAAGATCAATAGCTGCGGCATTAGCAAGCTTTGAATAATCATCTTCTTTAATGTAACCCATTAGTTCATTACCTCAATGCCTTCACGGGCGAGATCTTCAACAGTACGTGTTGTCCGCAATTGCTCAAATTTAAAGCGAATCGCCTCAGAGTTACCGGGCATATCGCCCATAGTATTTTTGGCGCGTATAGTCTTAACCGTATCGATAATAATACGGCTCAGATTACGCGCTTCCTTAGCGGTCTTATTGGTCAGAGATTTACCTCGGTGAGATAAGTACTGTACGTACGAATCCGTGAGCACTACTTGCTCTGCTTCTTCGGGACTAACTTCTCCCTTGCTACGGCAGTAGTGCCAACGTAACGCGGCGAAGCCTTGATTAAACGCCATTTTAAATAGTTCTTTGGAACTATCTGTTTCAGGAATGGCTTGTACCCAACTGATACGTTCTAGGTCATTTCTAAACGCGTCAGTATCAAATAACACGGTACGGTAGAAACTAATCTCGTCAGTGTTTACTCCGAGACTCTCGTACACAAGTTCATTATCCGGTGTGGAAAAAAGAAATGCCTCGAAGATCCCTTTAAGCGAGGGATTCATAAAAATTTCCCAAGCGTAATAGCTCGTAGGATCTAACACTTGTTTCTTGTCCCAAGGTTTAAGTGGAAGATCTTCATTAAACACCACTTCACCATGCATTAGGACGTACAGTGTGCGTTCAGTACCATCAGCAGGTAATACCTTCCTGTTTAGGAAAGCATTATAACGGTGACGTGGATCACGAGGGGGCACGGTTATTTAATTGTGCTGTATTGTGTGACAAATTCAAGGTTAGAGCGCCTAAATTTTTGAACGTGTCACGTAATTGAGTCTCGAGCTTAACAAACGCGTCGTCTCCGAGTTGTTCTTTGAGCTCAGACTCCTGCATATACAAAGTTAACAGGGTGCGACCGAGATCGTCAACACTGTCTTCTAAATTAGCGGCGTACTGTGTTGAGATATTCTGCAACGAGGGTGTTTGCGCTAAGGAGCCTACAGCACCCGAATCAAAGGCACCCATATCGTGAAATTGCCCCGCTTGTGCTAAGAAATTGGGATTAATTTGCTGTGCAATTTCTTCTGCCGAAGGCTGTTCTGTGTGCATTACCGGCATTGGAGGTGGCGCAGCTTGTTGCTGGGCCATAGGGTCCATACTGGGATCCATAGGAGCACTTTGCTGTGGAGGGGGCCCCATAGAAGCTTGTGCGTCCATTGCAGGAGGCATAGGAGGTTGACCGCCCATATCCGGAGAAGGCATTGGTGGTTGGCCCCCGGTTAGCGCGGGATCTTGAGGCATTTGTTCGACTCCGCCACCCGCAATTTGGTTAGCCCGCTCTTGTACCGTTGTGAGTACAGTCAATTGGGCTTGGAGCTCGTTAATTTGCTCTTGCAAAGCCTGCTGTGTTTCTTGGAATGCCTGGTCTACAGGACTCGGGCCCTGCATAGCGGGGGGAGCACCCATTGCACCCATGGCATTGGGATCTGCAGGGTCCATTCCAGGGGGCGGAGGTGGCGGTGCGGGC